GTGTTGTGATTATCTCAACGTGCTTTTAACCAACAGGAGAATTTTTTATGAATAATTATAGACGCTATACCCTCGCAGAACGCTACGAAGTTATCCGCCGAATCATCATTCGCCAACCTGCACCGAGCATCTCACGCTCGCTTGGTCGCGACCCGCAGTCTGTCTACAACTACCTATCCGGCAAGGGCATCAAGACGAAACCGACTGTTGTCACGCATACCCCTGAAGTCACCGCAGAGAAAAAGCCGTGGCTGGTCGTGCGCTGGCTCAAGGCTCGCCGCGCTGTGCTTATGGTGCAGGTGAAGGTCATCGACGGGCTGGTTGGCTAATGCCACGCCAGGCATACAGAGCCACCTTCCTGCGCCGCGCCTTTACCGGCCAGTGGTTTCCTGAAGCACGTGTGCTGCACGCCGTGAATGAATGGCAGGCACGCAAGATGGCCGAGGGCATTGCCGCTAAAAACGGCTGGAAGCTGCAAGGCTTGGGGAGGTCAGCGTGAGCGATAACCGCCGACCTCCAAAACCCCACGGGCCTGACCAGATCGTTGAGCGTGTGCAGTTCATTCATGAGCGCACACACTACAACCGAGATTTTATCCGCCGCATCCTGCTTTCCGACTATACCTACCGGAAGCAGAACTTCATGCCGCGCGAGGAGTTCCACTGCATCAAACGAAGACCAAGCCAGCGCGAGCAATACCGTGAGAGTGACGGCGTGACCAGTGTGTGACCAGCGTTTGCTATCAACCAGCTAAGTGCCTGCGCCCACACAACGAATCGCTGCTTGACTATTAAGAAAGGGTTAATTACTGTAGATAACCGCAGCTTACTTGGAGTTACTAAGTCATTGATTCCATTGGGCTGTGGATACTCTACGATACGCCGCACTACCCACCACCCGTGACCAGTGCGTGACCAGCAGGAAATAGCAACTGACCATAACCAACGCCGCCATCCGCGCGGCAGCCAACGGCGACGTGCTGCGCGATGCAGCAGTGCCAGGTCTTCAGCTTCGCGTCTTTGCCAAGCGCAAAGCATGGTATCTCTACTACCGCACCCAGTCAGGCACGCAGCGCAAGCCCAAGCTTGGTGAGTGGCCAGCCATCACCATTGAGCAGGCGCGCAAGAAAGCCCGCGACTGGTACGCCCGCGCTGCCATGGGCGAAGACCCGAGCAAGAAGCGGCAGGATGCAATAGCCTCCCCCACCTTCAACGCATCAGTCCAGAGGTTTTGGGCTAAGGCCAAGCTGAAACCAACAAGCGCCCACGTCTACCGGTTCGCTTTCCGTATATGGGGCAAGCACATCGGCGGCGAGCGCATGGTCGATATTGATGCGCCTCAGATCGAGCGCGTTGCCCACAAGCTCGCCAGCAAATATGCCATCTCAAGCGTCAACATGACCATCGGTGCCATCGCCGCCGTGTTCCGCGAAGAGATACGAGGCGGCCTGCTACACTACAACCCGACAAAGAACTTCGTGCTTGACGGCGAAGAGAACCGCGAGCGCTACCTCAGCGCCGATGAGTTCAAGCGGCTGGCCGAGGCGCTCGACCACTACCATCCCAAGCACCCCGAAGGCGTGGCGGTCATCAGGCTACTCGCCCTCACAGGCGCGCGCGTCAGCGAGATAACCGGCTCAAGGCGAGAGTGGTTGCGTGGTGAGTGGCTGGAGCTGCCAGACAGCAAGACCGGCAAGAAGCGCATCTACATGCCGCCGCAAGCGCTCGCCATCATCGAGGCTACGCCATCACTAGACGGCAGGCTCATAGGAATATCGAACCGGCCACAACGGTGCTGGTACAAAGTGCGCGACCGAGCTGGCCTAAAAGACTTCAGGCTGCACGACCTGCGCCACAGCTTCGCATCCGAAGCGCTGGCCGCTGGCTTGTCGCTCGAACAGATAGGCGGGCTTCTTGGTCACAAGTCGCCACAGACCACCAAGCGCTACGCCCACCTGATCGACGAGTCGCACCGCACCAGCGCAACGCAGGTTGCCAACATGGTCGCCGCGCGGATGCAGATTTGAATTGCGGGGAATGCCCGTTAGGATTATACTCACATTCTCCTGTGGGCAATCGGGGGTGCCTAAGCGCAAAGCAAAGGCCGTCCAAATGCAGTGGCGTTGTTAAATTGACGGGCCACCACCCCCGATAAACCTAGCGCTTTTTCTTGATCGCCCGAATCTCGTCACGCGTGGTCTTATAGTCCACGACCAGGCGCTTCACTGCGCTGCAATTCCCAGCAACCGCATCAGGAGCACATGGGGCAGGCATCGCTTGCAGCTCGTCAGCGGCACGCGCCTGCACATCACGTGAGTACACGCGCAGCTTTGGCGTCACCGCGCTAGAAGGTTCCTTCGCGCAGGCTGCGAATAACAGAGTCAGGGGTAGCAGGCTCAACAGCCTCAATACGTTTACGCGCCGCATCGTCGGCCTCCTTTTGTTTTGCCACAGCCGACTGCTTGCCGTCGCTGTAGCCCTTTAGATACACAAGCCCGAGCATTGCGATTATCGCAACCGACCCAGCAAGAATACGTCCGGCCTTCGTGCCGATCACCCAAGCCCACATTACACAGCCCCTTTCAGGCACAGGTCACGCTCAGCAGCGCGACGCTTCACAAGGCCGGTCAGTTGCCGCCCACCGGCATACGTCCACCGGTCAAGCTCCATGCACGCACCAACCACGTCGCCGGCGTTCAGCTTCTTCAGCAAGGTCGAACGCTTGAATGCGCCCTCGCCTACGTTGTAAACGAACGACACCATCGCCGCGTGCGTTTCCGGCTTCATTGAGATTATCACAATGTTATCCACACGCCAAGAGAGATACGCCATCTTGAAGGTCAGCATCTTGTCGCACTCAGCCTTTGTCTTCACGTCGCCCATTTTCACGCCCTCGGTTTCCCCATAGCAAATGGTGGGGATGCCAACGGGGTCGAGATACGCGCGCACACGTAAGCCCTCCCATCCCGCGACCATCGGCGTGGCCAAGGCAATCACCGCGGCATAGGCCGCCTTCCATGAATTACGCATACATTACTCCGTTGTCAGTTCGCCGCCGAGGCCAGAATATCCAGCCTTATCCACCCAGCTATCTGCGTGCTTCGGGTTTCCAATCAGGCGCGCCGTCTTCACAGCATCCATGCACAGCGCCACCTCGTGCAGTGCAATCGGCCTGCCGAGAATCACTGCCCACAGCAGCGCAATGCGGGTGAAATTCTCCTGAGCGCTGCCGTACTCAGCCGCCCTATCCTGGTTGATGCAGACCGCAGCCGCATCCAATACTTCGCTACGCTTCACACTTGCTCCGCTTTTTATGTTTCGCCTTCCACGCCTCACGCTTCAGCGTAAGCAAGCGCGCCGCCTCAGCCAGATCGCCAAAGCACTGCACCATCGCAGGCCCCTCACAATCAGGGTCGATGATGGCAACCACACTCGCGCCATAGGTCTGGCTACCGAACCCGTGCAGGTCGGCATACTGGTCGATGTACTTGTACCCCCGCGCCTTTAGCGCCCAGTACGAGCGCCCACGGTCAGAGTCTTCAGTCTGGAACATCGCCCATTCATGGTGATGCCCCTGCACATAGATGTCAGCGAGGCCAGAGAATTTAGCCGCCTTCATCGGGCCGTGCACTGGGTTCCACTGGCTATGACCCTTGAAGCTATGCGCCGCATTGAGTCGAACCTCGTGGCCGTCAGGGTTTACGAACTTCACTTTCGCGCTCCAGTCAGCCATCGCGGCGCTACCCGTAAACATCCAGTCAAGCGGGTCATTGTTGCCGCAAAATAGGTCGTGGTTTCCTCGGATAAGTAGCGTCCAGTTCACCGAATGCAGGAACCAATCCATCATGCGCCAGCCGGTGTGCTGGCTACTGTTCTGGCTACCGTAAAGGCGGGCGAGCCTGCCAACCCAGTTGTTCAGGTAGTCACCCATGCCAACGCCGAACATGCCAGGTGTGTCGTTGATGATCTTCAGGTCGCGCTTGAGCAGCGGCCAGTTGCAGCCATCGTCGTCCATGTGCGGGTCGCCGACAAACGCAAGCGCATATGGCCCACCGATGTTGATGTGCACAGGGAACCACTCACGCGCTTTCGTGCCAGCATGGCGCTGTTCAAACCGGCGCGCGGCCTGGTCAATAATCTCTTCAATGGGTAGTTCGAGTGGGGGCAGTTCTGGCACCGAGAACTCTTTGATGCCGTTCGCCGTGTAGCCCTTCTCTTTGGCCCTGCTGTAACGGTCGTGCATGGTTGAGTACGCAATGCCAAGGGCTTTCGATGCCCCGAGAATTGAGCCGCAACGCTCTACGAAATTGATGGCTTCTTGGTACTTATCGGTTGGTGCCACAAACCCCCCTTAGGTTTCATGCTTTATTCTTGCGCTTCTGGTGAAACTCGATAGCCGCAATAAGAATGCGCAGCGTCAGCAAGACAACGCCGCCGATGATGAGGTAATACTGTGCGATGGTTTCAAATAACTGCAACCACACTGGCGATGTCATCGCCCCACCAGCCAAAGCTACGTCCACTTGATGTTGCATGTGATGCCCTTGGCCGGTCATGCGGTTATCCTTTCCCATTTGTAACATAACATTGCGATATTCTCAACACCTTATTTACGCCTTGATCTCAGATATTTCAATGTAGCTTACGAGCGAACCGCCATACAGACGGTTGCCTCCTTCGCCGTTGAAGGTCACGGTGCCAGCGTTGTGAAGCCCAGCGCGAACACGGATGGTTAGCTCACTGGTAGAACCGGCCACTACGCGAGCGCGGAACGGAATTGCGAAAATGTTGTTGTTGTTTGCGATAGCCTGCCCCGCCACGCTAATTGGCGTTGCAGAAGCGCCAACAAAAACAGCGACAGTGATGCGGCCAGAGGTAGAGGCTGATGCGTGGACTACGCCGGAGATGTCAAGATAATTTGTTGCGCTGGTCGGCGTGATGTTCGCCGTCATGAACTCGGTGCCCTCGGAGCTTGTTGGCACCGTGTCGTCAGATGGGGTAATTGTCGTGCCAGTGGCTACCGCGCCGGTAGACGAAAGCACACGCTGCACCACAACCGACTTAGAGCTAGCGTGCAGATGTGTCGGACTTACAGTGCCATCCTCGATCATGTTGCCATGTAATTTCGTCAGTGCCATAAGCCTCCTATGCTGCCTCGTAAAATTTAGCCGCCGCCAGAACTACGCCGCCACCGTTCGCGGATGTCAGTTCCACATAGTGCTTGGTGCATGGGGTAGCTGTGATGCCGCTGGTGATGGATTTTGGCTGGCTGGTGTTGTTGTCTTGGAAAGCTGAGATAGTGTGCAGGTCAATCCAAGCCGAACCGTTCCAACCCTTCAGCTTTGCCGTGACGGTAACCGTCGAGCCGGTGCCGCTTGTTAGGTCGTAGCCGTAGTTAGACGAACCCCAAATCTCATATTTGGCGACCGTCTTCGCAGCACCCCAGTCTTTGCCGACATGGCCGGTAAGCACGTATGGCGCTGATTGCGCACACTCGCTTATAGTTTTGCTGGTCGAGCCAGTGAACGGCGCGTTGATGCCAGCGCCCGAAGTCATGTTGCCAATGACAGTGCCGCCCGTGATTTCAGCAAAATCCCCCGGAGGCGGCGGGGGTGGCGGAGGTGGGCTGTATGCGCCTTCTTCGTCGTCGCTGTAGTTCTCAAGACCAGAAAGCACGCTGTAATGCGCAGCGCAGTTATCGTAGTGGTTGTTCGTCAGGCCAAACACCTTGTAGGTATTGTCAGTGCGGGCCGAGCGAACGGCGGCAAGGTAGCGCTCGAAGTAATTGCCGATGACCATTTCGCCCACGGCATCAGCAGCAAGGTCGATTGCGTAACCTGCTTTCGTTGGAATGGTGCCTGTCAGTGATTGCATGGTGTTGTGCGCGTATAGGTTGCCACCACCATAAGTGGCGCTGATAAACTTGTCGCCAAGGATATGGTTTTCTAGGTAACGGTTAGCGTTCTGGCCGTATGCTTCGATTGCCGTTTGGAAGCCGTAGCCCCAGTACCCAAGCCAGTTGTTTTTAATCAGGTTGTTATAAGCACCAGAAACCGGCTGGCCAGTTGTGGGGTTGATAGTGGTAAGCACGACCGCCTTACCCTGCCCGTTCACAGCAGCAAAGATACGCATACGCTCTAGCTTAGTCCACGCAGCATAAGCCCGTGCGCCGATGTGGTTGCTTTTGGCTGGCCACAGGAACATGTTCTCAGCCACGCAATGCGAAGCCGAGATACGAATCATATCAAGGTCGCTGGTCAAGTCGGTGGGCGTTACCAGCTTGCAGCGATTCGGTGAGCCGCCGCGCAACGTCTGGCCGGTATTACTAAGCAGCAGCGGCGTGTCGATGACGTATTGGCTATCAGGCAGAAAATCACTGTTAGGCAACTCAATATCATGCCCAGATGCAAGCGCCGTGTTGATAAGCGTTGCGTGATTGCCGTTTACAAACGTGCCGAACTCTCGAACATCAACCATAAAACCCCTAGCTAGCCGCCGTGTACATCACACAGCCGTATAATGTTTTGTTAGTACCGCTTGCCGCATCCATGATGCTCACAGTGGAAAGCGACTGGCCGCTGCCAGAAGCAATAATTTCAAGGAACGAATCGCCGTTTGTCATGCGGCATTCAAATTGCGTGTAGTTCGCTTTCGTAATCCCCGCGAAAGCCCCAAGCGGCATGTGAAATTCTTGCGACGTGCTAATGGCAAACGGCAGGCCAGTAATGCGCAAAACCCCAGTGGCCGTTGTGTGGGTGAACGCTGAAGTACTTACGGTGAACCATGCAATGACGAGGCGTCCAATCTTCACATAAGTACCAGCCTGCGTGGAATATGTGACGCTAAGGTTGCCGGGTACAGTGAAGCTGAGCGCGGGAGTCCAACTGGTAGGGCCGCTGATAGTGGTTGGCGCTGCCCACGTTCCGTCTGACTTCAAAAACTTCCCCGCAGCAGCATCGCCAGCCGCAGGTGCAGGCACGGCACCCTTCGTGCCGCCAGCGCCGCTATCGCCAACAAATGCGTTGATGATTGCAGTGGCCTGCGTCGCCGTAAGGTCAACCGGCGCGCCCGTGCCAGCGCCAGAAGCGCGGCCTTTAATGGTCGCCTGCGCCATGTCTGCCATCTTGGCGTTGCTCACAGTGCCGTCGCTCGGCACGCCAATGCTCGCCGTGGTTCCAGACCACACCTCTACGTCAACGCCAAGACCAGGTGCCGCGCCGAGGGTGATGGTCGCGCCGGTCAGCGTATAGTCTTGCTTGAGCTGCACCACGCCGCCGACAACGACAGTTGTGTTGTTTTTGCTTCCTGGGTCAACCGAAAGCACGAAAGAGGCGTTCGAGCCGTCGCCCACGAACGCGTCTACGGTGATGTTGCCCCCAGCCGCACCGAAGTCTGCGGTCGTCCACGTATCAGGCGAGCTGTCCGTGTCGGGAATAAAAGTAGAGCCAGAGTTAGGCGATGTGATTGTTTTCGAGGTGCCGCCGTCGATGGTGTCCGTGCCGCTACGGGTCACTGTGACCGAGCTGCCATCGCTTGAGGTCTTCTTGATGCCGAGCGTGAACGGCAATGTCAGGCCGCTAATCTGCGGCAGCGTGATCGACACAGTGCCACTCGCAGTGCTTACTGCCAGCATCTTGCCGTTGTCGTTCTGGGTTACAGTATAAGGGCTGTTAGCGGCGGTCAAAAATACAACGTCGCGGAACATCGCGCTATCAACAGCGGCCTGAATGTTCGCGAGCGCCGTGGCTGCGTCAGCGGCGTACTTCTTCGCGCTGTATTCAGTCCCGTCAACCGTACCGCCCGTCTTTGTCGCCCACTCTTTTGCAGCGCCTCGGCTTGCGGTGTTCGTCACACCAGTGCCGCCAATCGCCCACGCTTTCGAGGAATAGTCTACCGAGTCAACAATGCCGTCAGTCTTCACCGCCCAGTCTTCAGCAAGGTCATCAGATGCAGCAGCAGCAATAGCAGCAGCCACAGCGGCGTTGCTCGCCACAGTCAGGTCAGCAATAAGGTCATCGGGGTCGGCAGTGCTTGATGCATCCACCTTCACCGCACGGTCAACAGCCTCTTTAAGCTGCTGCATTTGCATGGTCAGTTTGTCGAAAACGCCTTCGTGCACATCGGGATAGAATGCGCCGGCGTTTGCAATATCTGTGTCCTGATCGAACGGCACGTTGCGCAGAATCGTCAGCTTCCAGCCGGTCGGCAAAGGCGAGCCAGAAACAGGGTAGCTCACATTGCCACCAAGCTCGCTGCCAACACCAGACACGGTGTAGTCATCGTCAACCGTAAGGTCTGCCTGCACCTCATCATCGGCGTTCGTCAGGTACACACGCAGGTGAGTCTTGTCTAAAATGCGAAAGCCATACGCAAACGATGTGGTCACATCATTGCCGCTGTAAGGCCCACCTTTATTGCTTGAAGCAGGAACAGTCATCACTCACCCCTTAGAACAAACACTATACATTTTCATTGCGATTTTCGCAACGCACGGTTTATCAGAACGCTACTTCTTCGCAGTGCCATCACGCCCCGAAATCAAGCCCTGCATCCAGTCCACAATGCCTTGCGGTCGCGAGTCGCCCTCAGCCACGTCAACCACATACGCCACCGGCTTCGATAGCTGGTAGAGGGGCAGGCCAGTTGCAAGGCTCACAGCCATCGTGGCATCTTTGACAGCCATGCTCTTATCGCCATCACCGAACAGCGCCATGGGAACCGACTTGAATGAGCGGGCGAAAGTTTCCGCACCAGAGATAACTGGCGAAGTTGATATGCGGTCATCGTACCATTTGTCGTTCCACGCGTTCAGCACTGCCATAGCAATTTGCCCGCCTATCGGAACCATTGCGGCAGTGAAACGAACCTGCGAACCGAGGAACAACTCAAGGAAGTCGTCAAAGTAGCCGTCATCATCTTCGTCGCCAAGCTCGCCGCGCGCACCCTGCACGATAGCTTCAGCCAACACAGCGGGGATAAACATACCAAAGAAATACAGGCCGAAGAGCTGGTTGCGCTTACCGCTCCACCCTGTGTCTTGCCGCAATATCACATCCGCTTCAGACCCCAGCATATTTGCCTGTGTGTTAAAGTAGCTGGCGAATTGCGTGAACAGCCGCTTGAGAGCTGAGCCAGCCTCGAATGCCGACACGTTCTCAGGCGAGAAGTCACCCTGCGTGCGCCGAACAATGCTGTCAGCGTAGAACACGGCATCAGCTTCACTCTTACCCCGCCCAACCGCTTTGTCGTATGCGGCAGACCATGAGATAACATCCACAATGCGCTGTGCGCCTGTTTGCAAGAAGTATCCGTGGCGGTCGGCAATGCGTTGCAGCTTCCTAAGGTTGCCAGGTCTTTCCAAAATCTCTTCGATGTTCGCCATCATATCCACCGCCGAGCTACCCAAGCGGTTGCGCATGAACTCCGAACGGCTAAGCACTTCGGTTGATACGCCGCTGTGGTCACGCACATAGTTCACCAGCGCTCGCTTCATGTACCCTTTTCCGATAGCGGCGCGCGCGCTTGAAAGGCCAGTAACTTGCTGCAACGCGTTGACGATGTTACCGGCCATCAGCGCAATACCCATGCGCTTGCGAGCACCGCGAAGGTACTCACCCATCAGTTGGCCAGCTTTATCGGTAGCTGGTGTTTCCACTACCTGCCGCGCCGTGCGTTGAAGCCAAGGCACAAGCATGCTGCCATGCGCCGCGGGGTTCATCTCACGCAGCGACTTCATAAAATTGCGGTCGTTCACAATCTTGGCGGTTTCTTTGATGGTCGGCTCAAGATGGGTGAAACGCAGCACCTTATCGACGTGCGACGGAATCAGCATCAGGTTCAACTGAAGCGGCTCACGGTAGAACTCACTACGCTGCTTGGTAAAGCCGCGGCCAGTGGTGGGGAACATATTGGCCGCCTGCGTATTGCTAAGCGCCTCGTCAGCCGCACGCTTGTCCCCGTCAATAGACAGGTCGCGGTCGATGATCGCTGGCATGTAGCCGCCACGGTATGTGCCCACGGGCGTTTCCATCTGTTCGGCAGTTACCTCAGCGAACTCATAGCCAAACATCTTTTTGTGCGCCGCCTGCGCATCCGGCTTCAGGCTTTCGTTCAAATCCCAAATGGCCTGCACCATATCCATGTCGGCCTTCGTCAGCACACCCTCGCGGAACATGCGCGATACGAATGCATCCCACTTGCTCGTGTCGATGCCGACGAACTCCATGATAGGCTGGCCGGTGCGGCTAACTGACAGGCGGCCAGTTTTCGTCACGCGCTGTCGGTAGACAGGCTCACCCCACCCATAGCCGCCAAGCAGCTTGTCGCGGTTGCTCTTGTTGCCGGTGTGCAAAATGGCATGAATAAGCTTGCCTTTGTTCTCGAATGATGGTGCACGGTTCTGCCCAGCGGCCTTTAACTCAGGCGCATTGATCTGCTGCGGCTTCAGCATTTGTTCGCGCAACGGCTCGATAATAGAAACAATCTCAGCCAGCCGCTTCGTCTTCTGCGTCTTGTAAACGCCCAGCGCGTCCATCACGGGTCGCACAAGGTATGTGGTGAATGGCCCATCTTGCTTGCCGCCATCCATCTTATACGCCCACGCCTCAACGCGGGTCAGAGCCGAACCAAGCGACAGGAGCTTGCCAGCGAACTTTTCTTCTTCGGTCGCGCCGATCTGTGCGGTTTCACGCTCACGTGCACGCTCAGCTAGAATGCCGGTCAGCTCACCAACCACCTGGTCGCGGGCAAACTTCTCACCGTTCAGCTCAAGCTCCTTTTTGCCGCGCGCTACCGTAATCAGATTATTCAGGCCAGCGGCAAGGTCACGGAACTGGTCAACCGTCAGGTCTTTGTAGTTCGCCACATCCGCAGGAATGAGCTGGAACATCATCAGCTCAGCCTTGCTTTCATCGCTCAGGCCAGCTCGCCACTCGGCAAATTCCGCATCGGTCACATCCACCGGCACTTCCGACAAGCCCGTGCGCGCCATGAGGTATTGCCCCATGCGCATATAGTCGAGGTCGTACTTGCCGCCGATCTTGTTCTCAGCCCGCTGCAACGGCTCAAGGCGCTTGTATGCTTTATCCATCTCATCACGTAGAGAGCGCGCTTCCATGTAGAGGTAGTGGTTCAATAGCTGGCGGTACTTGTACTCAGCCGCCTCTTCGTATTGGCGCTTCTGCAACGCCTTGCGCGACATATTCGAGAAGCGAACAGTGGCCTGCGCATACACCGCGACCTTGCCAGAATGACGCACCGGCACCTTGCCAATGGTTTCCTTAGCCATGCGGCGAATGTTCTTAGGGTCGATGTCACGCATGTACCAGTTGGCAGTGCGAGCGCCCTCACGATCATAGCGGCGGGCGAAACTTGCAAGCCGCCCAGCCTCCTGCGCCGCCATAAGCTCAGCAGCATTGTCAGCCTCAACCGCTTCACTCTTATAGGTCTGCGCGTTCTGCGCACCTTCCTGAGCAACACGGCGCTCAGCCACCTTGCGAATCTCTTTGTCGCCACCCAAGCGGCGCAACACACGCAGCTCCATCGCCATCTTCTGCGCATGCTTCTCGTTGCGCACAGCGTCAGCCGCCTCGCTTTCAATTGAACCATCGTTCAGAATGTCGCCGTGTTTGGCGTTCATGCGCGCGTCAGTTTCCGCACGCACCACATCTTTTAGCTTGACATCTTTCACCGACGACAAGGCATCAAATAGTTCGCGCGCGTTCGTCAGACCAAGCTTCTGCGCTGCCATGTCGGGGTCAACGCCGCCTTTGGCTAGTGCGCCACGCGGCAAGAAGTCTTTTACGCCCTCGCCAAACAGCAGCACCATCATGTCGCGGTTCAGCTTCACCGGAGCTACAACATCCTCACCGTCGCCCTTGGTGCCGCGAATAAGCTCAAGCGCGCGCCATTCAGTGCGCTGGCGAACCTCAGCCTCGACTTGCTCAGCCTCACGGTTCCATTCTTCTTTCCACCACTTTTCACGCACGCGGCGGATAGGTGCCATCGCCTTCGGGATAAGCTGTGCCTCAGCTTCAGCAGTGGCCTCTTCAGTAAGCTTCTCAAGCGTGCGAATCTCGGCAGCCGTCGCGCCTGGTATCTTCACGCCCTCGTAGCCAGCAAGGCGCTCAGCGTCCGCAATCTCTTCGTCGGTCGCAAACATGCGGTCAAGCACACCCGTGATCTCAGGCGTCATCTGCACATTCAGAGCGCGCAGGTCTTTGTAGATAGCCATCAGCCAGTCTTTGAAGCGACTGAATACCGAGCGCAGCTCAATGCTCGGCGCTTTGCCCGTCATGAAATAGGCTTCAACCGTGCGAGCGAATGTTTCGTGTTGCTCGCGCCCAATCTCGCTGCGGTCTTTTACGCCGAGATACTTCAGCGTCTTGTCCCAGTCAGCCAGCAACCCCTGCATGCCGGCAACCTGTTCATCGGTCAGGTCTTGGCGCTCAAGGTTGTTCTGCACATCCTCGACCACATCCGCGAACGATTCGAGCCAGCGGTGCCCGGCTTCATGCAGCATCGTGCTAAGGTCACGCGCCTTGAAGAAGCGGGTGATGTTGGTTTCAGGGTTGTAGCTGCCGCGCTTGCCGTCTTGATACAATATCCGCGCGTCGTTCGGGTTGAACGTGCCACGATTGAATATGGATTTTATTTGAGCGGGGCGGAAGGCGACGTAGTGAACAGTGTCTTCATTCATGCCGGCCATGGCATTGCCGGTACGGCGCTCACTGCCGAACTTCTGGTTCACAGTACGGTCAATGTAGCCATCGTATCCGGCAGCCTCGAACGCTCGTCGAATCAGCTCATTTCCGGCCAAGTCGCCATTCTCGTTTGTCGCGTAGAGCAAGCCTCCTTCTTCACTCTTTAGTACATCAAAAACCTCAGAGGCGCTTAAACCGCCATCTAAGCCTCGCTCAAACAGAACAGAGGCGGCCCGCTCAACATCAGCATCATAGAAGTCGGGCGCGACCTGACGCAGCCCTTCGATGAAATCCACCAGTGCCCCTGTCGGCTCACTATATTCGTCGGCGTCCTCGTCGTAATTCTGCTCAAGATCGAGATACGTTTCTGCGCCACCCCCAATCTGCACAGGATTTTGCATAGAAAGATATACCGGAACCGTAGCCCCTTCGTTCGTGGCAAATCGCTTCCGCGCCTCATCTACCACATCAGGGTCGTCGTACTCGCGGTCTGTTTCGCTCGCAATTCGTTCGGCCTCTCGCTCTATTTTGTTCGTAAGGTCAGGCCCAAAACCAGCGTAGTTCACGCCGACATCGTCAGTTGTATTTGAGAAATAGAACCCAGCTCCGAGGTCGCTTTCAGGATTTGCGCGTTCTCGGTCAAACGCTTCAAAGTCAGCAGTAGTCCCATGATAAACCACCAGCGGCTGACCATCCTCATCAATCACCTTGCTATCACCAAACCAGCGCTTGAACGCCTCACTCTCGGTCGCAATTTGCCCTTCCTGATACAGCTCGCCTTCATCGGCCATGCGCTTCTGGTCAGCGTCGATAGCAGCCTTCACGTCCTCGATCTTCGCGTCGGTGCCAACGCCTAAGCGACCGAGATATTCGTCAAGCTGGTCAAGGTATTGCTCGCGCTCAACCGTTGCGCTGTCAGGCTGCTGCAAGAAGCGGAAGTTGCCGCGAAGCTCTTGGTCGATGGCCTCGTACAGATCGTTGATAGACGGGCGCTCAGCGAACTCAGGGAAGTAGCCAGCCTCCCACGCAGCGCGCGCAACGCTATCCGCCGTGTATTCATTATCGCCAGCCATACCCGCCATGGCCGACTGTGAACGGTCGCGCTCAGGCCGCACCAGCTTTGGCATGCCTGGGTACTTGCGATGCCACTTATCAGCACCGCGCGATTTCATTTCACCGCTAAACTCTTCGATGCCACCACGGCGCGCAATGAACTCAAGCAGGCCAGCGCCTTGTGCTGCGCGCTGCTTCAAATACGGGTCAGATGTCTTCGCGCCACGGCGCGCCTTCAGCGCTGCAATATCAAGCTCAAGGTCATCAACGCGCTGACGAAGCTGCGCTGCCTCATTGACCGGCGCAACCCGCAATGGGCGATGCTTATTGTAGAGGTCTGCCGCCGTGCCAATCGCGCCACCGAGTCGTGACGCCCATGTGCCCCACAATTTACTCTCGCTAATAGAGCCAAACTCAGCCACTTCGGGTGCATACGCGCCTGACTCCACATACTGCGACTTGGCATCCTGCTTGACCTGTTCGACCGCAGCCACGTTCTCGTCAGCCATCGCCGCGGCAATACGCTCATTCTCTTCTTGCACCAGCGCTTCAAAGGCCGCACTGGACTCTTCAGCTTCCTGCCGCGTCAGGCTGTCAAGATCGACACGGATGTGTGGCGCGAGGCCAGCATGATGGTCGGGCGCGATATTGGTCACATACGCATCAAGCGGAATGATAACGTCTTCACCGTTCGCATGCGCGTCGGCAAGGTCGTCAGCAATTTCTGGGATGCTGTAAGGGTCAAGGCCGACGCTTTGGCAATACTCCACAAGCTTATCCGCAGGAATACTCACATCCTCACGGCCAGTGCGCGCCGCGACCTGCTTCATGAACGCGCGGAATGTTTCGGGGTCTTGCTCACGCAGCGGTGTTTGCACTGCGGTTTCAACCACAGCGTCAAGAGCCGCACCTTCTTCGCGAGCCTTGGTCGCATCATTCGCTGTCTTTACCGCTACCTTCGCGGTGATGCGGCTTATCTGTATTTGGTTGCGGTACTGAGAGTTAAGCGTCGCGACTTCAGCCGGGGCGGTAAATAACTCGCCAAGCGCCTCAAAGATAACCTCGGCAGGGCTAACCTTCCCCTTTGTAGCTAGCTGCGCCCCAGCTTCACCAGCGCCCGCACTTGTTGTCTGTACAAGCATTTGAGCGAGCATATTCCCAAGCGGCGACGACATAAGCGTGCGGGAAGCAATGCCGCCAGATAAGGCGTCAACAGAACCAATGATAGCGCCACGCGTGAAGCCGTATTGCTGTGCCTCGTCAAGCAACGCCTTGTCGCTGAAAATTGCCCTTACGGCCTCTGGATTTCTTAGGTCTATACCCTTGTCCTGGAAAAACTCAGCGGGTGAAACGTAGCGCTCAGTTAGTCCAGAAGCGCCACCCATCACCGCTGCACCGGCAAGCGGGTTCTTTGTAGCCGCGGTAATCCCGACCATCGCCGCAAGCTGCGGGAACGATTCAAGGCCAGCCTCACCGATAAAAGCAAGCGCGCCTAGAGGGTCGCTCGCGGCAGCAGAAAGCGCACCAGTCCACCCACCTGAAGACTCACCCTGCTGCACCGCCTCCCGAAACCGAGTTGCCGCTGGTGACATCTCAATTTGGCTGATTTCGTTAGCAGTCTGTCCGACGCTAAGCATCCGCTGCTGAGCGATCGCATTGTTGTCAACGCCAACAGCGCTGTCATAACGCGACTGTAAGTAGCGGGTTGCAGCATTCGGCAATGCAAGCTGCATAGGCATTGCAGCAATGCCGCCAATATTTTGAGCGTCCTGTAGTATCTCAAGAAAGCTTCGCGACTGGTCATCTTGCGCCCGCCGGGCTGACTCAGCCATAAACTGCTGGGCACCCTGCTTAACCCGCAGCACACCACGCTCAAGTGAGTTGCCAATGTAAGGTGCTGCGTCGATGCCGAACCCATAGGCCGTGGCTACAGGGCCAATAATCGGGATGCTGCTTGGGATGGACTTGACCACCTCCGATAACTTAGTCAGCGAACCGACATCGCCACGCGCCACCTTCGCCATATTCGGGTCGCGCATCAGCCACTCAATGTCAGGGTCTTTGCGGGCAGCGCTGATAATCTCTTGCTGTTCAGCGCGCTTCTTTGCGCCATCAAGGTCTGCCTCAACCACAACCGGAGGCATGCCCAGCTTCTTGCTGAGTTGCTTCGCTTCAACAGCCTGCTGCGGAGTAACGCCAGTGGCCTCCACCGCAGTAAGCGACTGACGCACCGAAGCCTCAGCGTCATCACCGTCAAGGTAGCGCTCAAGGTTGGTTTTTGGCTGCGCCGGCGCGGTAGGAGTTTCGTCAGCCAGGTAGCGCTCAAGGTCAGTTTGCATTCGGGATTCCGTCGATAGCTTTTAGGATAAGGTCTTTGCGGCCAGTCAGCAGCGGGCGCGCTACAGCGAGCACAGCCTCGTCGGTCACTGCCTTGCCGCGTTTGCGCAGTGTGGCCTCAATATCAAGCCGCGCAGATTCAGGGAGCTGCTTGACTTCAGTGATCTCACGGCCACCGGTTTCAAACCCGTAGACCGCGCCCGAGGACAGCAGGCCAGTGAACAGCCCGCCAAAAAGACCACGGCTTTGGTTGCTGTTATCAATATAGACTTTCGACACCGCCTTTGCGGCCTCGCGCCGGAAGTCGCTCTCAGGCATCTCTTTGCCGTTTACATCGCGGTATTCCTGCATGCGGCCATGCATGTATTGCGCAAGAGCGTTGTATTGCTTGCGCTGACCTTCAGACCAGTCGGTGCTGCTGCCAGACACAATGCCAGCCTCAGCCGCGAATGTTTTCATGATCGTCGCGCGTTGCTCAAGCCAAGGCTGCTTTGTGCCACCGCCGTTGCGAGCTTCAGCGCGCTCGTCGATTGCTGCTTTCATTAAGGTCGGGGAAAGCTTAGAACGCAGCTCACTCACAGGCACCACAGCTTTTTCCGCAGGCGTCTTCGCCATATAGCTGTCGTAATATTCCCAGTCAGTTTCCGTCTTCACCGACTTCTGGATGCTGTAAAGCGTTTTCGGGTCGAGCTTCGACAGGGCGGCAGCAGGTGCCCCGGCGATACCGCCGGTCTTGTTGATGTGGTCATAGACTTCCATCTCAGCGGCGTCTTGCTCGTCTTCTTTGATCTTCTTCATCGTCGCGTAATGCGCTGTTACCTGAGCAACAGCAGCAGCCTCACGCTCGGGGTCGCCGTTCGCCAGCGCTTTCACCACCGTCAGGCTTTCGGCAAGCGTCATCTCGGTGCCGCCCGTCGCACGCGCGTTGTATTTCTTCTCCCACATCTTCGCGAATTGTTGCGCGCTCATATTCACGTCGCCGCCGTTATTCACAACAGCCATCGCCGCTTTCTCGGGCGACTTGAGTGCACGCGCCAAAGCATCAACCGCACGCTCACCTGGTGCGGCAGACAGAAGCGCCGATGCCCCGCCGATGCCCTGCTGGTGCGCAAGGTACACCTCCCAACCGGCAGGCGGGCGGCCAAGCTGCGCGGTCAGCTTCTGCTGGTTATCTTTGATGTGGCGAATGCCTAGCTCGATCTGCTTGCCAGTGTCGCCACGGTCAGCATCAGTGCCGCCCATAGCTTTCCACGTGCCGTCGATGAATTGATAAATGCCCCGCGCCGAAGAGTTCGGGTTCTTTGCGTTCGGGTCGCCCTTGGCATTCTCAAGGTTTGCGATGGTCATGGCCACGCTGACATCAACATTCTGCGCCTGCGCCTCAGCCGCGATGCCCTGCGAGATATTAGCTGGCAACGACGAGCGAACGCGCTGAGTTGCAATGGCCGTATCCGCACTGGCCTGCGCTACTTTCAGCGGCGTCTTCAGCGCGGTTTCCAACGCAACAGCATCTTCAGCGGTCATCTTGTCGCGGTTTGCGTCAAGCAGCGCCTTTGCCTCAAGTGGGTTGGCTTTAATTGCGCTCGTGACAGCCGCACGCCAAATGCCTGAGCGCGTTGCAGCAACCTGAGCTTCGACAAGCTCGGGCGCGGTGCCACTCATGGCTAGGTTCTGGCGCATCGCCATCACCGCAAGGTCGGCAGATGCTTCGATGTATTTCGGGTTGTTGTAGTTCACAGCCGCGTCATTCGCTGCGCCAGTCACAACGCCTTTGGCCGTTTGTTCAAAAAACGAGCGACGCTCAGCCGACTCGTGGCGCGACAGGCTGTCAAGCGTGCCATCAAGCTGGCGGCGGTAGAGCGAGTCGAACTTAATGCGCGCGGCCTCGGGCAACGTGCTGCTGATCTTTTGCGCCATGGTGCCAAGTTCGCTTGCGCCACGGCCAGCGATGCCCATTGCATTGCCGCCCTTAGCGTTGAATAAGCCCTTCTCAGGCCCGTACAGATAATCGCGTTGCTCGTTCGAGAATTGTGTGTATGCGTTCCATGCAGCAGCCTCGGCATCCTCTTCAGCCTTCTTCGCCGCATAGCGATCAAGCATGGCCGATGTACGCGCAAGGCTTGCTGACGCAGCGCGCGTGTCTACGCCGAAAGCTGCTGCCGGCGCATCAATCGACTGGCGAACGCCGGGAAGCGCGGCAACATTCGCTTGCGGCTGGTCATATGTCGGCACTCTTGGCACTTGCTACTCACCCGGTATTGTGTTATTCTCAATGCACCTGTGTCTTTTATTCTTGGTTTTCCCTCGCTTCGGCGGGGGATTTTTTTTAGTAGAATCCGCCACCCATCCACGAAGGCTTCACGTTGCCGGAAGTCTGCCACGGTAGAGTTGTGCTGCTTTTGCCGTACTGCGTCGCGAACTTGCTCGCCCCGCCAAGCAGGTCAGCACCAGCGGTCATGTACGCAGAGGTCATCGCGTTCTTACCAGCCGCGCCATAGGCACCAGCCTGCGCAGTAAAGTTGCTGCCTTGCGTGCGGTAGCCCCAAGCTTCACGAGCCGCGTTGTTGCGGATAACCAGCGCATCGTACTCGCCCATTGCCGCAGCATCGCCAAGTAGCGAAAGCGATGTGTCGTCACCAAATTCAAACCCACTACCGCCAATCGCAGCACGCTGGCCGCCAACAAACTGGCGCACCTTCGCGCGTTGCTCATTCTCAGCAATCTTGCCGCGTGCTTCCGAATCCTGCGCCTGCCACTCAGCAATCTTCGCATTGTTCGTCGCAACCTGCGCCTGATAGTTCGCTTGTGCCTTCGCCGCCTTGCCCTGCTGAATAGAACCCATGACGCTCATCGCCGTTGAAGCGATGCTGCCAATCATGCCAATGGTTGCCATTGCTACGCACATTTTACTCTCGCACCATGCGGAAAGGGTGGAACGGTAGCCCATACGGGCCGTGAGGTACTGTTGCGAATATATCAAAACCCAGCCAGCTAAGCCAGCGAATTGATGTGGTGTTGCGCGCGTCTACGTGGTTCTCAAGCACTCGAAAGTCATCAAGCATATCAGCCACAACGCCGTGACACTCACGCAGGAATTTGCGCTGGTGTTTCACCACCAGGTCAGTGCCAACCATCCACGGCGAGCCAACGCCATCAAGGCCATCAACCGTTGCAACGCCGAACAGGCACATAGCTGTGCCATCCACAAGGCCAGCGTACACGCGCTCGCTTGCGCCAACACTCGTTCCAATAGCCATGGCCGGATGCATGCCAGATTGTGCCTTCACCTCAGCCGCATCGTCATCGCGCAGATTTGCAATTACGTGCTCAATGAACTCAGCCGTTGCCGGAACGATTGCATAGTGTGGGTGGTAGCTCATGCGTCAACCTCAGGAATAAGTGCGAGAACGGAAAGCGGCAACGGGTCGCGCTGCTGCACGATAAGCGTCGCCTGTTCAACATTCTCAGGCACAATAAGAAGTTCGAGTTCTTCGGTGCGCAGGCCGTTCGTCCACAGCGGGTCGCGCTTCAGCTCGGTCATATCATTGCGGTTCGGCCCAGCCCACATGCCGCGGCTACGCTCAACACGCGCGCGCAGTCGCACCGTCTTCTTGCGCCGGCCAATGCCACCTTGTGTATCGCCAATAGGCAGCGACTCGATCTCAGAAACGTAAGGCAAACCGATGTGAATCACGCTGGCAGCGACCGGCAACGTGATGCTGCCGTTCGTCACCGTGTCTTGAGGAAGAACTGCGCCATCGGCCAGAATGGCGACAGTTTCCCCTTCCAAGTGGTCAAGACCTGAAACCGTCGAAACCGGCGAGCCATCATACGTTAGGCCGCAATGAACAAAGAATGCATCCTCAGGCGCGCTTACAAGGCGCGAGGCAAAGCGCTCAACATAGCGGCGGGTCACGCCGTCGATAGTGCGCTTCACAATCACATACACGGCATCTTCGTTGCCCTCACTGATCGAGCAGACCGACTCGTACTCACCGTCAGTCACCTGATGCGTCCATGCGATAAGCTCTTGCTCGCGCATATACGTCATCGTTGCCATCTGGCCGTTATCAAGCACAGCCCACACGACTGAGTACGGCACTGCCGCATAGGCCCACTCTTGAATCTCACGCCCTTCAAACAGGTGCGACGAGATAACCGAGAGGTCAGAACCCACATAGTTATCAGCAGAGAACGAGTAGCCAAGGTCGCGAACGATGTTGCCCTTTTCCTGCACGTACAGCACGATGTCACCAATCACGATGGGCGGTACATGGCTGACGCCAATCTCGCTTTGCAGCCGCACCATCATCGACGAAGGCGTGACAACATCCGAATTGCCGCCAGCCGAGATTTTCCACACGCCGCCGCTGGTCAGAACAAGCAGCTCGCGGATGGGGACAAAGTGGCGAATCTCGTTGACCTGGCGCGCAGCAATGTTCCGGCTGATTGCGTCATCAGGCTTCGATGGGGTAGAGATGTTGTAGTTCTTGTACTGGCCAGACTGACTCATATCCAAACCCTGCGGCCTGTTTATCGAGCCGCCTTCTACTGAGCGCTGCTCAAAGTAAGACGAACACTGCGGGTATTTGCCTGCCGCATCAAACGGGTTGCGCGCTTCAGGCGGCGCATCAAGGGTGTCAGGCTCGATCTTCGTGTCGCGGAACGACCAGTTGTTGCTGCCATCCGGCACAGCCTGACCAATGAAGCCGTAAACGCCGTTAGCGCTTTTATAGATGTTCACCTTGCCAGCCGTGGCGGGGGCTGTACCAACAAGTTCAAGATACTCGCCGGCGTTCCAGTCGGCATCTACCACACCAGCTGCGGTGTATTCAGTGGTTGGCAATGACTCTTCAGCCGTGTCCTCGTCCGTCGATGTCGCCTTATATTTGTAGTTCTGCGCAGTACCGGCGCCGCTGAATGAGCTGCTCGAAATCGTGGGAGCGCTGATAGAAGGCGCATAGGTTGGCGTCGTCAGCGTCCACGAGTCATGGTCGGTGCGGGTCAGTTCGCGCTGCTGATAGCTGCGATGCGTCAGCGTCATCACGTCAGCCGACTGCTTGTATTTCAGAAGCGGGAGGTCAGCGGTCACGTATGGCGTCACAAGCGTATAGACGCGCGCCATGCTGCCGCCGCTGGTGTACGCGGTGAATCCGCTGGTGTCGATGGCGTTACCGTCAACGTCATTCAGCTCGAAAGTATTTGCGCCTGCGTTCACATTCGCCACAACGACCGTCTTGCCGTTCAGCTCGGTCATGCCGACGATGCCGCTAAGCACGAACCAGTCACCGTTCGACGGGTCAGCGCCAACATAGGTGAGCACACCGGTAGCAGCCTGAGTGATGCCGCCAATGTTCTGCGCATCTTCAAGCACGTATGCGCCGTCTTTGATGACGCGCATGTAAAGGTTGCCGAACTCAAGCGCGTAGGTTTGCGTGGTGTTAAATTGAAATGGAATCAGGCGTGTGCGTGCGGCGCTGTTCTTCACCTCGCCCACAAACATGGTGCCAGGTGTGTTCACCAGACCGCCCGCCCGTGTGACAAGAACATTCTCGCCAACCCTTACACCAGAGCCAAGCGCGGCAAGGTCTATACGCCCGTACAATGACGGGGCAACCTCACCCTTGGCAAATGATGGCTGAGGAACCCATTGCGCCATTACGAACCTTCGCCGCCGAGATAGCGCAGATAGTATTCAGGCGTGCCGCCGAGCCGTGCCTCAAGCCAGTCCGGTGCAGCAGGCTCTTCAGCCTCGCCCTCGCTTGCGTCAGCAGCTTGTGCCATGCGCATTGCATTCATGAATTTGGTTGCGGCTTCCTGCGACTTCGACGGCGCGATGGTCGGAGCCAGGCGGTACGCAAGGCCGAATGCGAATGCGTCAATGAAAGTGGCATCAAAGAGCAGATCGTTCTCAACGTCGAACGTGAAAACAAGTACCGCATCTTCTTGGTTTGTGTAGAGCACGCGCGTGGTGCCGTCAGCAGACAGGCCAACCTCGAATGGAATCTTGACGCCAGGCAGCGACGACACGATGTAGCGCGCTTTCACGCAGCCGGTCGGCAGTACATACATATACGTCCACGGCGCTGGGCCATCGCCAAGCAGCGCAAGGTTCACGCGAACGGTCGCGAAGTTCCACGGGTGTGCGCGCAATGTCGCGCGGCGGGCAACGTCATAGTAAAGCTTGCCGTAGCGAGCCTCTACGCTTGCCTCGTCGATAGACTGGATGAATGCCTTGTGGCCTATGCCAGCATACGCAAGGTTCAAAATGGAAACCTTAGACACAGAACGCCCCGCGGCTTGCGATTATCTCAATACGAGAGGCGAGGCATTACGCCCCGCCACCCATTACATCACCTCGTCAGCAGCCGGTTCAGGCTCGGCTACCTTGGGCGTTTCCTTTTTCGATGGCTTCGGCTTGTCTGCCTTGACCTCGATAGGCTCAACAGGGGCCATCCACGAGCCGAGCTTTTCGTTCGCGCCAATGTCGAACTCTTCGCCCTTCTCGCGGATGGCACCGCCGTAATAGCCTTTGCTGGTTGCAACGACCTTCATGCTAACCTCTACAGAGGCGCAGTCTGGTTGCCGGCAGTTACGCCCGCAGTGATCTTACCAGCAGTGAAGTTACCAGCACCGCCTACGGTGTAGTACAGGCGCATGTACTGGTAGTTCACACCTTTCGGGATGTAGTCGAAAGGAATCTGGAAGCCAGCCACCAGCTCGGCCTCGGTGTAAGTACCAAGGCTGATGCTTTTGTCAGGCGTGAACGTGTCAGTGCTGTCGAGTTGGATTGCGATGGTCAGTGTTCCATCCTCAGCAGCAGTGTCGAAGGTTTCCACCACCTGGATCAGCAGCGGCACCGGAGTGCCCTTGCCTTGGTCCATGTTGATGTCAGCCGACGCGCCATAGACACGCCCGTTGTCACCGAAGTCGATGACGTTGGTCGAGGCCGCGCTTGCCGTAATGGCCTGCGCGTTCGAGAGTTGAAGTTTCTTGTCGAAGATCATGGTTCTATTCCTTTCCTTCGATGGGTTACGCTACAGCGGTTTCGGTGTTGAGCAGCGCATCCGTTTCGCGAATCGGAATGCCGCGGTAGGTCATCACTTCCTGACCTTCCACTTCACGACGCTCAAGACGCACGAAGTTGTCCGAGCTGCCCTTGTTGGTGGCCAGCGCGTCCAGAACTTCAAGCATGTCGCGGTTCATGTAGATGACCTGTTTGCCACCGGCCACGCGACGCGATTGCAGCTTGTAGTAAGCATTGCGCATGTAGGTGTAGAGGTCTACAGAGCCGCCACGAGCATTGCTCACGTCGATGTTCGCGATGCGCGCGTTGTAGCGCCAGTCACGTACAGCAACGCCGAGGTGCCAGGTAAACAGTTCTTCTTTGACGAAGTACGGGTTGTTGTTTCCGTCAAGAACACGCTGCTCGCCCTTGTCTTCACGCTTCAGGCCAGCAGTCACGCCCTCGGGGTAGATCATGTGGGTGAAGTTCTCACCCCAAGTCACAAACCAGATCGAGGTCAGGTCGCTGTCCGAACCGCTTGCGTTCACAACCTGGCTGTTGCTCAGGGTGTTATAACGCGAAGCCAGACCCTTGATTTTCTCAGGGGTCGTCGCGGTGTCGTGGTAGAAGAAGCCGGTCGAAACTTCTTGGTTCATTGCCTCAAGGAAGCCGCTGGCTTCGTTCAGGCGAACCTTTGCCGGATTCTTCGAGATGTCCAGCAAGCGCTTATCAACGCTCGACAGGGCTTCAACGAAACCGGTGGTGTCATCGACCTGTTGGGTCAGGCCCTTGCTTTGAGGAATGCCCTGATAGAGAGCGCCCCACGAAACCGAGGGAAGACCGGTGCGGATGGTGTGACGATGCTTCGTGCCCATGTTGCATTCCATGGCAATCGCATCTTCAACGATTGGGTTTTGTTTAGCGAGAACCTCAACAACATCAGCAATGCCACCATCAGGGTCGGTCTGCTTCGCGATGTCGAGAAGGGTCAGGTTGCTGGCGGTTAAAGTGGCCATCACTTACTCCTTAACTTTTTGGTTGATCGTTTGGATAGAGTCGTTGCTCCGCGGTCTTGGCTTTAGCCGCTGGCTTGCCGAAACCTGGAGTGTCCTCGCGTAGAGCCTGGCCAACTTTTGCGAGTGCCTTGAGCACAGCGGGATGGTTATTCCCGCCTAGCTGTTTGATTGCCGCCGAGAAGTCAGCGCCTAAATAGTCACGGCCTACAGCCACCTCGGGGCGCACAGCCTTTGCCGATGCGTCGAAAATATCGGCATCCTTTTTGGCATCAGCGGCCCACTGTTTTTGTGTGGCCTTCCACTGCGCCGCCATCTTCTCACCAACCTTGGAGAGGATTTGCGGCCCAAGCTTTTCGACCAGACCTTGCGCCTGGTCTTTGTTCAGCCCCAGCTCTTTGAAGATGGGCTTGCTAATATCGGCCAGCTCAGCGTCAGCCTCATAGCCCTCGGGAATGGTGAACTCACCGTATTCGTCAGCACCATCGGCTGCGGCTTCAGGCTTCTCTTCTTCGCCAACCTTGCCATCAAGCAGGTCGTCGCCATCGTCAGCGCTCTCAGTCTTTTTCGCGCCAGCGTCTTCAGCACCTTCAGCACCAGCGGCATCGCCAAGAAGATCATCAGCGGCTTCAGTGGCCTCGGTTGCTTCTGTGACTTGCTCGGTTGCGGTTGTGTCTGCTGCTGCGGCTACGGTCATAGATACATCTCTCTATATAGTTTCATGAACCCTTGCGGGTCGTTATCGCGCAGGATTCGAGTAGCCATCAGCCCCACAGCGCGCGCCCCTTCGACGCGACCGGATGCTGCGCCTTCAAACGCGTTGATGTTTTCGAGCTGGCACAGCTTGAGGAACTCCCCCAGAACTGTACGGCCAGACTCCGATGCCAAGACCTCTGAAACGGCAACCGCCAAGCGCTTCTTTTTTTGCGCTTCGGTTTCTTTGCGCCGCCTAGCCTTGTCTTCATCAACGTGTTCAATCTCAGCCATTGCGATTATCTCAACATATCAAACAAGAAGCGCGCTCACAACGCAGGATATTCTGAACGTACAGCCATTAGTGGTTTTGCTTAACGGCGACTAAAGTCACATCAAGGTCAGAGCCGGAACCGCCAGATAGCAGCGGGCGAATGAATGCAGCCTTAGTGTAGACGTGCTTCAAGCCAGCAGAGGTGAATGTTACAGCAGCGCCAGCCTGGTCGGTTGCCGTCACCCAGTTTGAACCGTCATTGCTCGCCTGAATCGTGCAGGTAGCACCACCGAACGTGCCAGTCACCTGTACGCTCGCATGCGCAAACGACGAAGCCGCAACCGGCGAACCATCAGAGTTCGCGTTCGTGATCGTTTCCCAAAGAACTTTCATTGCGCCAAAGCCAAGGTCTTGCGCGACGCCTGCTACTGTTGCCATAAACTACACTCCCAATCTACTTCGCATATTGTTTTGCTTGACTCTCATGCAAGCGGTTGGCGTATGCCGTCGCTGCACTTGGCGTTCTAAATTTACCGAGATGCTTGCCAGTTTTCTTAAACATCTCGATGGCCTCTTTATTCGACACGACACGACCATCATCGCTGACTGTCGGTATGAGTATCTCACCCTCGTCAGTCCCAATAGAAATCGACCGCACTGTGCTTATTGAGCCGTCGCTGTTCTTAGCAATCGGGCGTGCGTTCAGGTCTATGTTACCTTTCTCAATCATACCAGACTCTAATGACTCAGGCTTAGCTGAGGAAGCCGGCGGTGGAGGTGGGGGCGCTGAGTTATTGCCTGCTACGCACATAACTACACTCCCAACATTGCACCCAGAGCGTTCTGCTGCGGGTTGATTTGCGTTTCACTTAAAGCCTTCGCGGCTTCCACTGCCTGTGCGGCCTGCACCTGCTGTTCCATTTGCTGCTGCTGCTGCGCGCGGCCTTCGCGAATTGCATCGCGCTTTTCGACCGGCGTGATGATGCGAACAGGCGCGCCACCCTTGTTGCCGAGAATCTGCGCAGCTTCATCAGCATCAAGATTATCCATCACATCGGGGTTGCCAGTGGCCTGCGCCATCAGCGCAAGGTTCTGCACATAGCCAATGGTGCGGGTCACTTCTTCTTGCTCCTGCGCCTGACGGAAGATCGAGAGGAATTGCACCTCAAGCTTCACGTCTTGCAGCTCAGGCGGCGGCGGCGACACTAGCATGGGGTTGCCGTCCATATCCTGCGCGGTCATCATCACATCAAACGAGCGATCAATAAGCGGCTCAAGCACCTCGTCGTTCAGGCGCTCAACCACAGGGCCGAGGCCGATAAGCTTCTCAGCTTTGCGCTCGATGATTTCAGTCGCGGTGATTTGCCCTCGCTCCATTTGGTGAAGCATCAGGAACAGGTCTTTGTAGCATCCGTGCTCGATGCGCTGCTGCACTTCCTGAATGTCAGCCACAAAATGCTGAAGGTTCGGCTGCACGGTCTGCGCCGGCGTTGCGTTCACGCCCTGCCCCATACCGTCAACGAAATTCTGTGTGCCAGGGTCGAGCGAGTATGCAGCCCCGCCGTGCTTCATCGCGCCAGGCAGGTTCACCGCAGGGTCAATTTGCTTGTCAACCGCGCGCGCCTTTTTCTTTGTCATGGCTTGCAGCGAGATGGCATCGCCAAGCACGTCACTGCCTGGGTGTCCCGTCCCATATGCATCACGGCCAATGACTTTCCATCGCGGGCACATGAATGGTTTGCTGTCGAAGCCCTCGGTCGCGAGAATTTCGTCTGCGTTCGAGCCTTGCTCCCACCAGATCGAGCGCCACGGTTTGCCACGCCAGCCGAATAGGCCAGGCATGAACTCGTCATTCGGTTCGATCATGTGGCAGACAACTAGCGTCGAATCGAGCTGGCCACGGTTGTAGAGATTGCGGGCCGAACGCGAGAGCTTCTCAACGCCAAAGCGGCGGGCTGCCTGCCCTACCGTCCACTGCATCTCACGCACCATCGTGCTGATTTCATCGCGGTCATCAGACGCCAGCCAGTATTCACCAATCGTCAGGCCGTAGCCGCGGATAATGTCTTGCCGGTCTTCGTACAGCATGATGACGCCAGTGCCGAAGGTGCCAAGCTCCTCGTAGCAATTCGACAGTACGTTGTAGACGTTGCTGTTCGCAAACATCCCAGCCATGCGGTTCTCGACTTCTTCAAGCCAAAGCTTGATTGAGCCGTGCTTCATCATGTCGGGGTCTGGCGTGGTCAGCTTGAACCACGGGCGAGCTGGCGAGGTGATGCCAGCCATGAGGCCAGATGCCAGCGTGCGCATCGCGTAGGTCGCGGTGCCATCGTAAATCTTACGGGGGCGCTTGGTTCCTCGGTTGGCCTCAGTCGTCAGCCATCGGCCTCGGGTCGGCAGAATGAAGTCCTGCTGATCTTTCCAGTCGGATTCCCACGGCGTGCGGTCAGCCTTCATCGCCTCGAGCCGGCGTTCAAGATACTGCCGAGGCTTTGATTTGTAGCTGAAGTCAGCCATTCATTACCACCTACTCAGCCGCAATCGCGGAGCCGAGAGAAACAGCAATGCACGCGCTACCCGCGTCACCATCAGAGAAGTATGCAATGCAGCCAGCGAACTCGGTTGCGTCCGGCTGCGTGGCCACGGTGTAAACCGGCAGCTCAAGCGGCAGCTCGATGGCAATGCGGTCATCACCAACAGTGGCAACCGTGTTACCAAAGCGGTCTTTGGTTTCGCTGATCGTCATCGCACGCGCAGTCAGCGTGTACGTAATCTCATCTTCTTCTTCTTCAGGGTCAGTGACCAGCGCGCGGAGGCGGTAGTTCGTCGGCTCGTTGATGTCGTTGGCGTACAGTGTGGCCGTAGTGTCCACAGCGTATTCGTTCACCTTGTCCCATACGTTGAGGCTGGTGCCACGCTCGACAACAACCTTCAGACCCGCATAGGTGCCTGAAAGCGTTAGGTCTACGAATTGGCCAGGGTAGACTGTGACAAGCGCCGATGCGCCTGCCGCCGTGAATGTTCCGCTTGCGCTCGTTGCCATGGCTTGCCCCTACTGTCCGATAAGTTTCTTTTGCATCGTGTTTGCTTCGCCGGTCACACCCATGGGGCTAGTGGCGACGGTTGATGCCGAACCTGCTGCTGCACGAGCACGGCTACGTTCATCGGTACGTGCGCGCTGCACGGCTTCATCAGCCTGCTTCGGCGGTGCGGGCGGCTTTACAGGTTCAGGCGGTGGCGGGGGCGCGGCGGGCGCAGAGAACATGCACATAGCTAAACTCCAAGGATTACGATGATTGCGGTCAGGTAGCCGGCAGCTACCGAGAGCGCTGGCAGTGTTTGCGATAAGCGCCAAAGGCCGTAGAGCTTCTCGTACTCTTCGCCCTTCTCTTCGCTGTATGCCATGAGCTTCGTGTAAAGCTCTTCGTGCATGTACGCGCTGGCCAGCGACAAGACGCCAAAGATGCCAGGGATAATGCCCGCGTCGATGCGGCGGCCAAGAAGCCAACCCGAGATAACGATGAGCAAAAGCGTCAGGATGTAGCCGATGACGAGTGCGTTAATTGAACGATTGTACATGCATGCTCCGTTGCGATTTCCTCAATATGCCAGAATTGCGGCAAGGCAACAACGCAGGATATTCCTAACATTGATGGCTACACAGCGAACGGGTCGTAGTCAGGTCGCCGCGACTGAGTGCGTGGCGCTGCGCCGTACACCGACTGAGCAAGCACAGGGAATGCAAACGTCAGTGCTAAGGCATCAGCTCGGTTGGGCGACGGAAGGCCGCGGTCTTTGAGCGCCTCTTTTGGCTCAAGCTGAATCTTGCCGTCCATGCGCGGCACGGTTTCAATGCCGGTCAGGTCGTCGCGCAGCACGTTGTCTTTGGGTATTGCACCGCCAGACTTCAGCCAGTCGCGCATCTCGCCCCACATTTCAGCACGCTTGTTCAGGTAGCCGGCGCTGGTCGGCTTGCCCGAGAACCAGACGATTTGCCAGCCACGCCCCATGGTGCTGCCTGCTGACACGATGCCAGTGCCATAGCCGCCATCGACAAACACGGCCTGAGCTTTGTGCTCGTCTTGCAAGCGGGCGAGAATGTTGGCCACATGCACATCGTTGTCGTTCTTCGGCATGGTGAGAAGAACCTCGCTAAAAAGACCCTGACGCTTGACAATCACCAGCTCGTCATCACCAGACCATGCAGGGTCAACGCCGAGAATGACCGGCGCGAAGTCGTATTGCTCTTTGCGTAGGAAGCGGCCAAATGCTGCATCCACATCGGCTTCGGAGATGAACTGCTTGGCTGACATCGAGGGGAATACGCCGCGAACACGCACCTTCACAAAGTCTGAGTCTTCGCCGTAATCCTCAACCCACTTGGCGATCTGCACCTTGTTCGTGCCATCGACCGTGCGGCTGTCGATCTGCCTGTTCACCCATCGGTGCTTCCATCTGCGGAAGCACTCACGGAAGCGACCAGTTGCCCGTGTTGGGTTACCAAATGCAATCCAGATGATTTCGGTGCCCTCGTCGGTCAGCGCGCCTTCTGCCACCTCCCACACCTTGTCAGCGATTGCTGAGCCTTCGTCGAAAATGAGGATGATGCGCTTGCCCTCGTTGTGAAGACCAGCGAACGCCTCGGTGTTGTTCTCGCTCCACGGCACAGCGTCGGCGCGCCATGAGCGGTCATGCTGCGGGTCGGTCGAGAAGATTGCGGTCGCTGTGGGTTTGAACCAGTGGTTGTTCTCGCCAAGCCTGAACCACTTGGTGATCTCAGGCCAGGTCTTTGTCATGAGCTGCTTCTCGGTGTTCGCCGTAACGACCACCTTGCAGTCTTCGCAGGTAGACATGCCCCAGTGCGTCACCTGCCCGATGAGCGCTGACTTGCCAATGCCGTGGCCGGATGCGACTGAGATGAGAAGAGGCTGGTGCCGTGTTGCCTTATTGCGCAAGTGCTTGCCGATGACGCCAAGGATGTCATCCTGCCACTCGCGTGGGCCATTGCTGTTCGACAGCTCGCCTTCGCCCCATGGGTAAGCATAACGCACAAAGCCACGAGGGTCGTGGGTATAGCGCGCGATGTCTTCGATTAGCTGCTGCTCGGGGTCAACCGCCATGGGCTATACGAATGCGGCACCAATCAGCATGCCGATGACGATGATGGCCAGCACAGCGACGGTGCCAGCGGTTACGAGCAATAGGTCTTTAAGCATCATCATCCTCACCCTCGGCAGCTTTTGCACGAGCACGCGCCTTTGCAATGCGGTCAGCAAGGGCAACGGTTCCGCTGTGCTCGATTTGTTCTTTGAACGCTTGTACAGCAACGTGCTTACCAAGCAGCTCAGTGCGCTTGATGCGACTATCAAGCTTGATCTTGCGCGTGTAGCCAATCAGGTTGCCCTGCTTGTCGCGCTCCTCGAACGTGTCGATGCCCTGCACTAAGCCCTGACGCCAGATTAGCGGCCATTGGCTTGGCGGTTTGATTGCACCGGTTTCGTCGTACAGGTCAGAAATATCGGCCTCAGCTTCAGCGGCCAAACGCTTGAGCACCCACGCCGCGTCAATCTTGGCTTCCCGCGCAACTTCAGCCATCCCCTCAGCAATAGCCTTAGCAACTTCAGGGTACTTCATGATGGCAACAGCCTGCTGTTCTGCGGACTTCGCGCTATAACCAGCTTCAATTGCCGCCTGCTTGCCATTGCGACAAATGAGGTATCGTTCAACGAACAGCCTGTGCTTTGGGTTAAGTGCCATGCCATCAGAATAGCATTGCTTGCGATTTTCTCAACGATGGATAATCCGAACAAAAACGGCTGTCCCACCGTCCCCATCTAGTCCCCGTTTAGATTGTCAGAACATGGGACAGAAAAAACCCAATAACTCCAATATATTATATAC